CTTTGCATTGAGCTCTTCATTTATTTCTAATAGATGTTGTGTTGCTTCTCTTAGTTGTCTGATATCATCATCTGACCATTTTAGTTCTTCCATAGTTTTATCTTACTGATATTGCGTAAGTGCCTTTTCTTTGTTCTTTAATAGATAGTTTCATTAGTGCAATGTATCTCATACAATCGAGTGCGTGGTCATCTCCACCTTCAGGTGTATCAGTAACATAACCGAACTTATCTGCAGAGTATTGATATCCGTATATCTCATTGATTAGATTTTGTGAATCCTTATGGATGTGTATCTTATAGTTTTGTAGAACTGATATACCAAACTTAATTGTATCAGGTCCTTTCTTTACGGGTTTCGCATTGAATCCTGCAATTGCAAGTTCTTGTATTGAACGAGGTTCTGAACTATCACACCATATTTCTTCTCTATTGATTCCTAACTTATATAACCTATCAATTATATCTTTCATTACTAAACCTCTATCATAGATGAGCTCTTCGAAATAAAGGTGTTCTCCGTTCTTATAACACGCAACTAATGCAGTAGGGTCTTGTGAGTATCCCCAGTCTAATGAGAATGCAACGAACTCTGCATCGGTTACTTCATCTACAATATCAAACTTATAGATTGCTCTTTCGTTTGGTGCATATTCTCCTTTACCATAGATTGTCCATAACTTAGGATTCTTATATTCTAATTCCTCAATGGATTGAACCATCTCTTTAGGTAACCAGGGATTGTCTTTGTATGTAGTAACGTAAGTAGTTCCACCTTCTAACTTTCTTAACCAATGATATGGTGAGCAAGTAGGGTTGAAACTAACAATCATTTTACCTGTTGTTCTGATGGATAATTGAAACCAACTACTTTCATCTATTTCAGTTGCTTCATCTAACCATAAGATATCCGATTTATACCCTCTAAGTTTATCAGGGTCATCCGTATTTACAAAGGTGAAGGTAGAACCATTATCCATTGAATAAACTCTATCTGTGGAGTTCCATTTGGTATCATCCCATATACTTAACCCTTGCATGATATCTTTAAAATCCTTTATGTTAGTTCTTTTAAGTGAAGGGATTGTCTTTCTGACTATGGATATATCTTGTTTAGATTCGATTCCTTTAACGATTAGATATTGCACAATACCATAACTCTTACCACTTCTACTACCACCAACGTGAATAGATAAACGCGTAGGACACTCTAATAAGTGTTCAAAGGTTATGGTGGTGTTAATCGTTACTTCCACTCTTATTGATGTTTACCGTGATTTGTTGAATACGTTGGTCAATCTCCATTGTTGCATTCATATCGATTGATTTCAATTTAGGAACTGAAAACTCTAATAACTTAATTGCAAGTTCCATTGCACGAACGGGGTCTCTCTTCTTTATCTCTTGTAAATCAGATTGCATAGTATCTAAGATACCATTAACTGCTCTTTGTATTGTTAGTTTGGCTGCTTCAGTAGTTCTATTAGGTACACCCTTTGGTCTACCCTTTGCTAACTTATGGCCTGGTTCGAACTTTCCCATTATTTCTCATTATTTTAATGTATATCTATATATATAACACTTTATATAATATTAGTATTAGATACTAATCAAAGAACTCTGTGTATTTGTTCTTCTTATTAGAATGTTCTATTCTTTGTTGTGCTATTTGGTAATACTCTTCTTCTCTTTCTATACCAACGAAATTCATTCCTTCTAACACTGCTGCTTTACCCGTAGAACCACTGCCCATAAAAGGGTCTAATACTTTACCACCTTTTGGTGTGACTAATCTTACAAGATACTTCATTAGTTCCGTTGGTTTGACAGTTGGGTGAGTATTCTTTGTTGCAGTTGTTTGTGTTTGTAATTTCTCTTCACTTGCAGCAAGAGATGTTTTTTCTTTACGTGGTTTAGATTTCATCATTTCACTCCACTCTTCTGGATGTGTTTCTTTATAGATTACACTACCATCTTCTCTACGAGGCCTTTGTATAAAGGTTTCTACATTTTCTGGCATACCTTCGTTTCTATCTTTCTTTTGTGCTTTAGGACAATAGAAGAATCTACTTGCACCACCTACATCTCCATAGTTAGATGGTGAGTTTGGTTTTACATTGTTTATGAAACCTTCTGCAGTATATTCATTATCTGTGTAGGTATATGGAGTTTTATTTATTCCTTTAGTTGTTCCACTTTGTTCATCTAATATCTTTCCGGCCTCTTCATCTAATATAATGTTTGCTGGATATCTACCTACATTTTGTAATTCGGTTTCACATCTTTTAGTTCCCCATCCATTTTCATTTTGATATTCATCCTTAAAACCAACATTTACTTGTATTGGTTCTCCACTTACTCTACAACCATCGATGTTTAATCCACCTACACCATACTCTAATACATTATTCGCAACTGTCCCACTAAATGGTTTCCTTGCTAATACAATTGGTTCGTGTGCGGGTTTTAATGCAGTTCCCCATCCTTTATATTCATCTACCTTATGTCCGATGTTTTGTGATTTAGGAAACCCACTACCATATATCCACATTATTTGGTCTCTAATATCAAAACCTGCATCTTCTATTCTTACGGCCATTCTATGGTATGTTCTACTACCTGCAAAGGAAAGTAGATGACCTCCTGGTTTAAGAACTCTCATACATTCTTCCCAAATTTCTACTGATGGAACATCGTAATCCCATTTCTTACCCATAAAGGAAAGACCGTATGGAGGGTCTGTAACAATAGAATCAATTGAGTTTGGTTCTAATTCTTTTAATTTGTCTAAACAATCGCCATTTAGTAATTGTATGTTCATAACTTTATTTTGTTTAATATTTGTGATTGTAGTTCTGGCCTGAAGAAGTGTAATACTATCATTAGTATATCGAAAGATAACGCAAAGAGTATCCATATAAACACCAATACGAGGTATATATGGAATATCTTATCTACCAATGATGTCTTAGATGTGGTATTCATCCCATCTTCCGTCATAGTCTTCATCCTTTTTATTTTTGTTCTCCCAATACTCATCATCTGCTTTCTGTTCAAATGTTTTACATTCTATCTTAATGTAATGAGTAAAATCTGGGTCATTTATTAGTAAATCATATATTCTACTGATACATTCTTTACTTTCTTCTCTTGTCATTTCTTTCCACGAAACATATTCTGATTTAATTTGAAGTTTACGTTCAAAGTATCTCATATATGATTCACTCTTTGGTGCACGTGGTTTTGGTATTTGACTTGGTTTATAATCACCTCTAGCAATTGTATTCTCACGTAACTTTGCCTTCCTTTGTAAATAAGCCTCTTCGTTGAACCAATACCTCTTACCACTCTTAGATACTTTTAAGATTGTCTTGCCTGATTTAGATTTGATTGGTTCTCTTTGTTTCTCACTCATCGATGAAGGGATTGTTGATTGTATTTTTTAAATGTAATTTTATTTTCTTAATAGAATTAAAGACAGTTGATTTAGATAAGTGTATCTTATTTGCTACATCCATAATCTTATCATCTGAAAACCAATAAAGTTCAAATAGTTTTGCTTGTGCAAACATATTTGTTTTGGATAATTTATTTAACTCTTCCATTACCCTTTGGTATTCTCTCATTATAGCTTCATCCTTCTCTACATCATACTCTTCATTCACATCATCAAAACTACTCATACATTCTTGATGATTGTATCTATAAAGTTTCTGTCTTTTGGATATCCAACGAGTTTGTAAGTTTCTATAACAATACATTACATTATAAGAATCACCCCAAAATATCTTAGGATTCTTTTTCTTATGTAGGTAAAGATACAAATCACTTACCAACTCATCCGCATCAGGGTTTGATTTAGTGATGTTAGTTGCGGCTTGCATTAACCAAGTATGTGATTGGTTGTAAAGATTAGTTAACCGCCAATCACATTCTTCTTGGAAGGACATAGATACCGGTGGGTCTATTCTGTTGGGGTTTGTATTTGATTCGATAGTTCCTCCTGTTTTCTTTCAACGTGTTCGATAAAACCTTGTAACTCATTAACTGCTTCTATCCAATATTTGATTGTACTTCTGCACGTGCATGGTTGTGGAACATCTGTGTTAGATAACTTCTTAAAAGAGTTCCAAATAATCGCTGGTGTATTCCCGTGTGAAGGAATCTCACCAGTGATTGGTTTAACTACCTTATACATTTCAGTATATTCGGTTTCGGTAAATGGGTGGTATATATTCATATATTTATATATTACTTACTTTCTTCTTCTTTTGGTGGTTTAATTGGGTTATCTAAATCTAAGAAATGTTTTACTGCTTCGAAGTGTGGGTGTGTTGTATGGAAATTGAATCCAACTGCACCTAAGATTAGCATTAAATCGTTTACTGATGATAACTTTGTGTAATCTACGAAGTAGTATGCGTTATCTTCATAGGGTTGTGTTGATTGGTTAATTTTAAATCCACCGATGGAATCTAAACTACCTGTTGTTGCTTCTGTAATGTGTGACATATTGTTTATTTTAATTTGATTGTTTCTGAACATCCGAATAGTTCATTAAGGTAGATTCTACGTCTTTCGCAGCCACAATCTGGATTATTAAAGAATTTTAATGAAATCCATCCTGCCAGGTCTTTACCAAACCCGAGAGTAATCACATTGATTAATCCTTCTACAACGTTCCCTACTTTAATTAAACATATTTTCTTCATATCTCTTTACCTTTTGTATTTTAATTCATTCTTGCCGGTCTAAAATCATTTCTATTAGGGTTTTTGTTTCTTCTTTACTTTCAGTACATTAAGAACTTCCTTGCCTTCTGAAACAAACTTTTGAATCCATTCTCTTTCTCTATCCATTAGTTCTTTTCTATCACCTTCCCATTCTTCTAAAACATACATTGAGTTGAACATTATATCAACCATTTCAATTGGATGACTATCTAATACTTTGAACAACGCTGGAATGATTGGTTTCTTTAATCCTTTTCTGTGTCCTAAGTATGTCCATTTATGATTTGCTTTTCTAACTGAAAGGTGAGCAGATGTACCACCAATGTAAGTTCCATCTGGTGTAGGGATTGCATAAATTTTATTTGATTTATCTGCAGATGTGGATTTCTTTAAGATTTGCATGAAGTTGTCATAATTTCTTTCTAAGTATCCTAACTCATTCTCACCACCCCAATAGTAAGTAGGTCTTTTAAATCTGAACTCTGCACCACTTTGTTTACAACAAGATTTGCAGTAAGCTTGTAATCCACTTTTTCTTTTTTTATTTTTATAATATTCCGATGCTGGTTTATCTGTATTACATTTAGTACAGAAATATGTTGATTGATTTGGTAATATCTTTGCCATGATTTTGTTTGTCTTACGTTAATAAATATGTCTTATTTCAATTTACAGGATTATGAAGGGATTTAATCAAATGAATGAAAGTGTGAAACTTCTGAAACTTTACGATTCCAATTAGAAATCTGTGAACTATCAAATCCTAATACTGCATACACTTTTTCTAATCCTCCATACTCATCAATAGTTTCTCTACTGATTTTATAATTCTTAGAATCATCATACTGAATTAGATTATCTAAATGTTTTTCTAAAATTCTTCTTTCAGTGCTAGTAGTATAAGCTTCATTAGCTTCTAATACTATTACTTCTTCTAATACTTCTTCTTTATCTTTTAAAATATCTTTATCTAAAACTTTATCTTTATCCTTCTCTTGTTCTTTGGGACTATCGATAGGGTATTGATAGGGTATAGATGGACTATCAATAGAGTATGGATAGACTATTGATAGAGTATTAGTAGTCTTATCGATAATATTATTTTCTATCAGTTTTTGAATAGCTGAAGTAACTGCTTTGTTCTTACTATTTAGAAATTCAGAACCATATTGAAATACACAGAATTTATTGATAAACCATTTATCATCAGATAATACTGAAATTCTATTCTTAAATGTATTTAATATATCCTCAGCAGATACATTAGTATTACACATAATGTTTAGAATTTTAATATTCTTTTTGAAGATACCTGCGTTATCACAAGTATCCAGTAAATACTGCCATATAACTTTGTTATCATTACTTAGGTCAGTAAACCATTCGTCTTTCCACTTTTCAGTGTCTGTAAATCTTTTTGCCATAATTTTGTTTAGTTTTGTTTGTATATATAAATACAAGGATATTCAGAAAACGTATATTTTATATAAATTATTTATATCCTAATAACGCTAAGATACGAAAATATTTTGATTTTACCAAATATTATGGATATAATTTAGACAAATAAAAACCCCTCCAATATTGAAGGGGTCTTTCATCACTAAACAAAATCTAATAGGTTAAAAAACCAATGGCGTTAGTTAATTACCTAGTAATAATTATCGTGTTTTCTCAAAAACGAAAAAAACCGATAACTAATATCGGTTTCTTTCTCTCTCATTCTCTACTTCTATCTCATTCTTTCGAATTGCTTTCTGTTTTTCCAATCTACGTTTAGTAGTTGGTTTAACATAATATCTTCTATCTTTTAATTCATTAAGGTGACCTGATTGTTCTACCCTCTTTTTAAACACTTTCAGTGCTTTGTTTATATCTCCGTTTCGTACTTCTACGGATACTCTTGTAATACTCATTGTAACTTTATTTATGTTGTATATTATAATTGAACCTTGCCGGCTAAAAATTTGTTTCTGAACTATTTTGTTCTATTAGTTGAGTTACCTTTTTATCAATATCTCCTATCATATAAGATAATCCGATTACTATATCTCTTAATTCATGTATATCGCGTTTAGCTCTATCCATATCTAATTCTAATTGTAATAATTTATCATCCATACTATTATCTAATATTTGATTTGATAAGTTCTTTAAGAGTTTGAAGACGTTCTGCATTACTACTCATTTCCTCAGCATTATCCCATTTGGATTTACAAATAGCATATGCTTGGTCATTTTCATAATTTTGAGTTTCTTCACTCATACATCTACCGATGAACTCTTCTTCGGTTTCTTTTTTTCCTGGGTTGATTGGCATATTATCTGATTTTATATAAGTTACCTCTGAATGAAACTGAAATAATGTTTTCGTATGATAACGTTCTCCAATTACCTTCACCGGGTGTTACTTGTAAGTTTAATTGATTTTGTAATTCTTTAGTATCACTACCACCTGCATCACCACCAACATAAGCATTACCATCCCACCACATAAGGTGAGTTGAAATGTGTGGAGGTCTTCCAGTACCATTTTCAGAACCTTCGGTTAACCAAGTGATATTCATCTTTCTACTACGTGAAGTTGTTTCCAATAAATCTAAAAATTGACTTACTGAAATTTCCTTTGTAGCAAAGTTCTGTATCTTATCTAATACTTTATTTTGATTCATCTTTTTTCTTTTTAGAAATTTCACCTGGATAAGTAGATGCTGGAATAGATGGATTTACACCTTCTAATTCTAATTCACCTAACTCTTTTAATTTATTTCTACTCCAACTCAATGCAGATTTACCACCCCATAGAAGGTATGATATAGTTCCACATGCTTTGGTATCGGTTTCATCGTAATAAGTTTCTGCTCTACTCAAATAAGAATACATTCTCTTAATAGTTTCCAATGATATTGGTTCACCATCAGCAAGTTGTTGTGCTCTTACTTTACCAGTTTGTGTTGCACACTTATTATTTACTTTATCATTTAGTTCAATACCTCTTTTGGCATTGTTACGAATCTCTTGTCCGTAATCACTATACGATTCTAATTGAACTTTTTTTTTTAACAAAACTGATATTTCATTTAATATCACTTCTGCTTGTTCGTTAGTTAAATCATCAATTGATAATTCTAACATATCAGATGAAAACAATTGTTTAGGATTTACTGATGATATTTTGTGTTCTAACATTGCTTCAACTGAAAATCCTTTTAACTCACCACTTTTTATTTGTTCCCAAACCTTATCGTTTTCTACTTTATAGATTCCGAACCAAGTTCCTTTTGGTAAAGTAAAACCATATTGATTTGATTTATCTTTTTTAGATTCATCAATCAACCAGTTTTCCGTTAAATAAACTCCATCAACTTTTCTATCATGTTCAACTGTCACTTCACCATTAAACTTATTCTTCATAAATTTACGAGCAATAGTTTCAATCGTTTCAGGAGAAAAGAAAATAGAATATGGTAATCCTTCTTCACTAACTCTTAATATCTTCTTATTTGGGATTAAAAGTGGTCCAGCAACCAATCGTTTCTCATCACTTACTGATTGTAAGTTGATTTCCTGTTTGTTCATATAAATGAACCCCCTTTCGATTGCAGGAGATGATACTGCAGATACTGCAAATACACCATCTTCTTCACCATCTACTAATAGTTCATATAATTCTAATTCATTTAAGTCCATATTATTCATTTTTAATAAATATTCTATTTTGTTGTTATCCTGCTGAGAACGTTGATGCAGAGTTTGTTCTTCTGTCCATTGCTTGTTGTGAACTAATATCAGAACCAACTACATACGCTTTCACAGGTTTACCAGTTGCATTAGCTAAACTTTGTGCTATTTGTGTTGAAGGGTTAACTCCACTTACACCTGGAGATTGTGGTACCGGAGCAACAGAACCTGCAAATGAGATTGAACCGCCTCCACCTCCTCCAGAAGAAGATGCACCCATACTACCACCAGGTATTTTAGTTTGATTGATTTGTTCGATACCTTTCTTTGCTGCTAAACCTGCTGCAATAACAGATGTTGCTGCAACTGCTGCATTCGCCCATGCAAGAGGTGATTTAATACCACCATCTTTAATGAAGTTCTTTTTAGCATTGATTACAATCGATGCAATACCTGCTGCTTGTTCAATTAAGATACCAGCAATGGCCAATCCTTTGTTATCCCCTGCAGCCTGTTGTAAAAGAGAACCCAATGCACCAACTGAATTTGCAAACGTTAAATTCAATTGTGTTCTTGCTTCAACTTCTGCTTTCTTACTTGCAGTTAATTCTTTATCAATTTCTTGCTCTTCTTTAGCATATTTTTTGATAATCTCATTCTTTTCTTTTTCAGTTAGTTCAAGATTACTTAATTCAATAGCTTTTTGTGCTTCTAAATCAGTTTTAATTTGTTCTAATCTTAATTGGTCTTCCTGATAATCAAAATCAACCAATTCATTTAAACGCATTAAATTATCTATCGAATCTTGTATCTCACTTAACGCGATAGTTCTTGCATCTTCTGCTGATTTCTTTCTTGTTTCTGTTTTATAAGTTTCGTATTTAATGAATGCTGCTTGTGCTTCCTGTCCATACTTAACTGCTAAATCATAAATACCTTTTTGGTATTCTTCTTCTTTAACTAACCCCTGTGCCTTCTTCAAATCCAATGCACTTATTTCTGCATCAAATTGTTTCTTAACTTCTGCTTTAGTTATTTCAGTTTGTTTTTCTTTTGTTGCAGTTAAAGATGTAGTTCTTTCAGTATCTAATTGTACTAATTGTGCCTGATAATCTTTGTATTCTGCAGTACCAACCTTATAAAGTAATTGTTTATCTTTAAGGTCTTGTTCTTTTAACTTATAAGATTTTTCAATGAATGCCTTTTCAACATCCAATTTCTCTTGTTCAGTTTGTGCTAATGATAACGCAATTGCCTTTTGTTTAGCCAATTGAGCCTCATCTAATTTATCCTGAGATTCTAATTCTTTTAATCTTTTTTGTAATGCTTCTTGTCTTAATTTCTCTTGTTCTTCGAAATTCTTCTTTTGAGTTGCAGTAGTTTTCTTATATCCTTCTTCGAATCTTGCTTCTGCCTTAATAAAGTTATCTTTAAATCCAGTAACAGATTCCTTTGCGGTATCCCATGCTCCTGCGAAATCACCTTTGATTAACTTACCAACTGCCTGACCTATCTTACCTAATGATTGGAATACTGCAGTAACTGCTGAGTATGCAACCTTAAACGCATCAGTAACATAAGGCATTACTTTTAATGCAAGTTCTGCAAACCCTTCTAATAAAGGTTCAACTGCAGCAACTACACCACCTAATGTTTTTTCAAATGCAATGGTAATTGGTTCTAATTTCTTTAGAGAACCTTCTGTCTTTGAGAACGCAGCAACTAAACCACCAATCAAACCAACGATTAAACCGATACCTGTTGCTTTTAACGCACCACCAAAAGTTTGTGTTGCAACTTTGGCTTTGTTTATACCCGCACCTAATGCACCCAATGGTCCACCTGCAGATTCTAAACTATCAATCCAATCAGCTGAAGTATTCTTTGCACCTTTAATCTTATCTTCTAAATCATCGATACCATTTGCTAATTTCTTAAAATCAGCAGAACCTGCAGCAGTATCCTTTAAGAGTCTTTTTAACTCTTTTAGGTCCGCAATAGATTGTGCAGCCTCGATTTTAGCATCGATATCAATTGTTATTTTTTCTGCCATACCACATGCGTTTTATTTTATCCATTGCACTTTTCCAAGTGTATGGGATTTCGTACTTACCCTTTGCAATATCTACGTTCTTACTGACTCCGTAGAATTTATCCATTGCTAATAAATTAATTAGATTACTTATCATTATACAGCTTTAACGGCATTTATTAAATAAATTAGGGAACTATGGTAATTGAGACCAATAATCCTCTTTAAACTTTGGTTCTAAATAGATAATACCACTTTCGGTATTAGATTCATCGGTTCTCTGATATATCTCTTCATTAGGTCTATCACCCATTCCACTAATATGATAACATCCCATACCCCATCTATAAATCATTGTATATCTTCCAGTATTACCAGTATGGATATCTGCGTTATTATGGAATGTCAACCAATTATCCTCGCCGATAGATTTGTCGATAATTTTGCCTACTTTTTTTAGATAGTTCCAATTATAACAATTGCCATTATTCACAGAATCACTTAATCCTTGATATTCGTTATTAGAGAAGAAATAATGTTTCTGGTCTCTTAGTATATCTTTATTGGGATGTAACACACGATATCCTTCGTTTATTTCCAAAGCCCACGGGGTTAGTAAATCATCATCATCTAATCGGTATATCCATTGGGAATTACATTGGGTAAATCCCCATTCCAATTTCTTACCTACTGATGAGAATCTTTCTTTTAGATTGATGATTCTAACATTGGGATGGTCAAAACGATATTCGACATCTTTACAATCATTTACAATCACCATTTCTGAAGTGTATTTGAATCTATCTAATTGGAGTAAGTAAGATTGGATTGCCTCTTCTAAAAGGTGATGTCTTTGATAGGTTAGGGTTAAGATTGATATCATAATGATTTGAATAATTTTATATCCTCTTCTTGTATAGTAGTAAACTCATTTTTAGATGAAGTTCTTGATACTGCCCAAGGATGAGGTGGAACTTTTAATTTGTTTCCTTTTAATAAGAATGGTTTGATGTGTCTAACTAAATAATCATCACCACACGCAATCTTTAATCCTTCGGGTATAGGTAACCAATTTTGTTTACTTAAAAAGAAACAACATCCCCATCCCCATGGTCTAATACCCATAGGATAAAGACCAAATTCTTCAGGTTCATCATAATAGTTGGAAGTAGATTGACCAATTATACCTAAGTGAATATTCTCTAAGATAAAAGGTAGTACATCTGGGTTCCAAACTAAATCATCATTAGAGATACAAAGATTATCATATTGTGATAATTCCACTCCTAAATTCCATGCTGGATTAACGTAGATATTTTCTTCTTGTTCTATTATCCTAATTTTATCCGTATTATGGATTTGAGCGGGTCTCTTGGATTTATCGTTATCAATTAGTATTATCTCCCCAATGTATTGAGAAGACTCCAATTTATCCAATAATTCACAAATGTATTCTGATACCCACATTGTTGGTATTACTACCGAAAACTTATCGTTCATAATTTTTTATTTTTAATTTTGCTTCGTTGTATATCCAAGTTGAAACTGAATATAATCCATCAGTATCTAACTCATCTATTAACCATTCTTTCTTTTCATCTTTTGAGTGTAACCACATATGTGATAGATTTGGGTAAATTTGATTTAGTTTATGGTAAAATTCTAATGCATGGGATTGTTTACATTTGTAAAATCCCCACTCATAATCGTTTACATTTGGTAATTGTTTCCATAAATCACACATCTCACCACCTAATACACATCTATCCCACGCAGAACTAACTGATACGAAATCTTCAAAGAGATATAAAAGGGTTAAACCATAGTTCCATTCCTTACCAAATCCAGCTATTCTTTTAATGCAAGTATCATTTGTTAAACCTTGCCAACTAAATTCACCACAAATAGACACAATATCATCGTTTAATAAGAAATTATCGTTCCAAAGTAAATCTTTTAGGAAAGGTGAATGAGGTTCAAAGTTGTGCCAACAATCATTACGTGGAAACATATTGATATTATCGTATCCTCTTATCTCTCTTAATGCACCAGGTACACATTGATTATCAGTTATCTTAGAATAGAATGAAGTATGCGGGTCATAACTTCTACAAATTAAATTAGGAGTATCTGAAAGAGGTTTTATACACACATCATCAGTATCGATATAACTACCACCGAATTGATAAAGTAGAACGATTCTAAATAAGTCACAAAAATCTCGAGGATGTCCATTGATGTATTTATCTAACTTTTCATCTGATATAGGTAAACCATCAAAGAATGATTTATCCCATCCTCTAACTTCTATTTCAAACTTATCATCAAATAGGTCTTGAGTAAGTGTGTTCGAAATTAAAACTATTTGATGGTTTGGATTAAATACGCGTGTTGAGTAGATACAATCTTTTAAGACTTGTAATCTTGTTGGGTGAATATAACCATCCCAATAAAAGAATATTGGATTTATACTAAACATGATACTTCTCCTGCTTTACAAACCCATTCCCAATATCTCTTTGATGCTGTATTATCTCTAATAGTTAATTCTTGTCCATAAGGTAGTTCATTCATCCATCTACCTTTATAGAATAGGTCATCCATTGTGTTTAGAACACCTGCGTTATGGAATATGTTAAATTTATTAAATTCTTCTTCACTATGTGTTCCCCAACTAAATTCAAAATTAGGATGAACAATAGTATCGTATCCCATTTTCCAACCTCCCCATAAAACACTCCACATATCTGAACACCATATTTGTATTGGATGGTGTGATGGATTATCTTTTACTTTCTGAATGTTTAAATCAGTAACATGTTTGAATAGTAATTCACAATCAAACTCAACTCTTTCCCAATACCAATTGGTAATACCTTTCATCAGATATTGTGCACCAATACAATTGTTTTGTTTTTGTTTAATCGTTTCTTTACTGATACCAACAATCTCACTCATCAGATTTAGAACATCTTCACCCTTTTCTATGATGTAATCATGTCCAATATATAGATGCGTATCACTTCCATACCAATTGTTATCGGTAATCATTTCTTCAGTAATCCAATCTTTGGGTGGTTTTGTAAAAAGAATATCACAATCGTGATATAATATAACCTCATCTTTCAACTCTGGAAATCTTAACCAATGTTGTTTGAGGATATTAGGTCTAATAGATGATACATAATGTTTAGTTACACGAGTATCTTTGTAGAAAAGAAATCTTGCAGGATACCTTTGAGCTAATTTAGTCCAATCTTCTGGTATACCATCATCCTTAATACTACAAACTATATCAATTTGGTTAGGGTTAATACCCATCTCCATAAAATTGATAATCATCGTCTCAACCTGCCATAGATAATAATTTATAGCAGGTTGAGCACACACATACCTTATTTCTTTCATTCATTTATCGTTTTATATAAGTATTACGATTTCTCGTTTACCTATACACAAGCAGTATCACATTGTGAATACATTGCTAATGTGAGTGTATTACCTACATCTCCACTAACGACAGTATAAGTTGTTGATGATAAGAATGATACACTTGGGTCACAACTTGCATCGGCGATTATACCTGTACAATATGAATTAGCAATATCATTTACTCCATCACAACCGACAGTATTTATTTCACAATAAATCACATCTCCCACATTTAAAGGATATGTTCCACTTGATGTAATGCTTCTACTTTCAACTATGACGTTATTCACATAGATATCCATTGTACCATTTCCACCATTTAACTCAGCGTATGTCCAACTTAAAGTTGCTCCTGAAGTTGTTGTTGTAGGAGTAGCAGTTGGAGTTACTGTCGGTGTAACTGTCGGTGTTGCAGTAGTTGTACTTGTAGTCGTTGGAGTTAAAGTAGTTGGTGTTTCAGTTGGTGTTAAAGTTGTAGTTGGACAACCAGTCTCACCTGTATCAGTTAAAGTGTATAACGTTCCACCAGGATTTGAAGTTGAACTACCAATAACAATACAAGTTATAAACGTATTTGTAATAACTCTATCTCCACTATTATAAGTTCCCGAAGGATACTGAATTGACCAACCTACTGAACTATCTAAACACGATAATATTTGGTAATACACAGGTTGTAAAGTAGTTGGTGTTTCAGTTGGTGTCAACGTAGTTGTCGGTGTAGCCGTTGGTGTAGCAGTTGGTGTGACTGTTGGAGTAGCAGTTGTAGTGCTAGTCGTAGTCGGTGTCAACGTAGTTGGAGTTGCAGTAGGTGTTAAAGTAGTTGCAGGACAACCTGTTTCACCAGTTGCAGTAAATGTATAAGTTGCTTCTGGTAATGATGTTGTAAATCCATCAACCACATAAGGTAATCCTCCCACTAAAACTCTATCACCACTATTAAACGTTCCTGCTGGTAATAAAGTTGAATATACTTGCGTTGATAAATTAGCACAACTTAATGCTCTGAAATATCCAGGTGTTAGAGTTGTTGGTGTCGCAGTTGGTGTTAACGTAGTTGTTGGAGTTAACGTTGTTGGTGTTGCAGTTGGAGTTGCAGTAGTTGTAGATGTAGTAGGAGTCAACGTAGTTGAAGTTGTAATTCCTAAACATGCATAACAATCAGCAAAACCTGATGCAGTAATATTGAAATAAATGAAAGGAGTTCCAACGTATGCACTGGTAACTGTCCCACATTGATTACTTGATGAGAATTTAATAACACTACCAATACCAATTGTACCAGTAGTATCTCTTACTACAAATGGTCCACCACTTCCTTCACAATAATTAACATACCAAAACGTTGGTGCAATTGTTGTAGTTGGAACTGCAGTTGGTGTAATAGTTGTTGTTGGTGTAACTGTCGGTGTTAATGTAGTAGTTGTTGTTGGACAACATCCTGCGAAACTTCCACTTGCAATTATTGATATAGAATTAACATCAGATGTTGAACAACCTAATGTTAATGAACCTTTAATAACAGTCACATCATATGATGATGAATCAGATGTTAAAATACCAGTATCAACTACACAACTACCAGTTGATAGGTATGAGTAGTAAATGTATCCTGGAGGAGATGCAGCTTTTGTTACAATTCTCCATTTTTCGTAGTTACAATAATCAAATGGTCCACATCCAGTTCCAGCAGGTAAAGTTTCTTGTGTTGAACCAACCGTAGCAGGACCTGAAACATAGACAGGTGCAGTTCTAGAACCAAATGTTCTTTCAACTGTCGAACTAATACTAACTGTCTTTGTACTACCATCAATACAATCAGTATAACTCCAAACTGCCGTTCCACTTCCTGCAGTTTGTAATCTTCTTTGATAAGATACACAATCAGGACAAGGAGTTGCAGTAGTTGTTGGTGCTGCTGTAGTTGGTGCTAATGTAGTAGTTGGTGCTGCAGTAGTTGTTGGAACTAAAGTAGTTGGAACTAACGTAGTTGGTGTAAGAGTAGTAGGAGTACAAAGAAATTGTATTACCTCATTACCATTACACGTAGGTGATAAATTAACTAATTTTAAATAACATGCAGTATCTGGAATAGTTACAAACGCAGTAGAACCAATAGAATTTAAAGTAATACTAGCACCATCAATTGCAATGGTATATGTTACACCATCTACTGAATAGTATGCTGCATATAAAGGACCGGATGATTCACCCTTTTCTGTTAATGTTATTTGTCTATATACGTTTGCCATCTATTTTTGTTTTATAATTTGTTATACACATCCACTATCACACGTTGAATACATTGCTAATGTAAGTGTATTACCAACATCACCACTTACGACCGTGTATGTGTAAGAAGATAAGAAAGTTACACTAAGGTCACAACTAGCATCTGTTATTAAACCAGTACAATATGAATTAGCATATTCATTTGGTTCACTACATCCTGTGGTATTTATTTCACAATAAATTACATCACCTACGTTTACAGGATAAGTACCAGATGAAGTAGTGCTTCTACTTACTACCGCAATACCATTAACGTAAATATCCATTACTCCGTTTCCACCATTCAATTCAGCATATGTCCAACTCAATGTTGCTCCACCAGTTGTTGTAGTTGTTGGAGTTATTGTCGGTGTAACTGTCGGTGTTAATGTTGTTGGTGTTAAAGTAGTTGGAGTTACTGTCGGTGTTGCAGTAGTTGTTGGTGGTATTGTTACCACTTCTGATGTGAAATCAAAAGCACAATTTAAACTAACACCAAACGTATCTCTAATGATTGGTCCTAATAATTGAATTTCACAATTACCTGATTTTAAATCGTAATTGTTTATTGCACGTAAATGGTAAGAGTTTCCTCTCCATTCAACGATATCATTCAATTCCATCTTGTAGTAATCTGCAAGAGGAATAATCCCCTTACAATTGATTAAACGAGTTAGTGGATTATATAGTAAGTTAATATAAGTTTCCCAATATTCAGAATACAAACTACTACTCGGAGCTGAACCATAAACTGGCTCTTCATTCTGAAATAAAAGTGATTTAGAACCATCAGTTGGAAAACTACCACTTACTACATTATAATGGTCAACATATGGAAATGAATCCAATTGTGTATTTACTATAATTGCAGAACCTGATGCTGCTTTTCTTTCAAAGTAATAAGGCTCACATTGCACTTTACCATTATAGAAATATAAACGTGGATAAACCTTTGCAGGATTATAGTTTATATCACTAATCAGTGTCGGTATGTATATTGGAATTTTTTGTGACATATTATGAGCATGAAGTTATATAAGTTATTGGACCATTACCAGATACAGAACCAATTAATGCACATGGAATATTTCCAACGTTTCCGTTATTGATATAAATAGAACTATACGTTCCGTTACAAGCAGTATAGTATGCATAACCAGAAGTATATACTGGTCCTACCGTGTAAGTAGCACAAGTTGGAGTAGGAGGAGTAAATCCACCAACACTACCACTTAAACCAGTTCCAGGTATTTTAGTTAACGGAGTAACTGAAAATTGTGTTTCTACATTAAACTCACCTTGTGAAAAGAAGTTTTGTGTATCTGTATAATACGATTTACCAAATTCTCTTGTGTTTAACTTTTGGAATTGTTGTGCAATGTAATCATTACCTAACTTATCTCCAAATTGTAGTTTATTCACAGCAAGATTGTTTGCTGGTATTACTTCAATAGTATCATCTAAGTTGATATACTTGTTGAAATCTTTTTGTTCACCACTACGATACCAACTATTAAAATCTTCAATAATAAATTGTTTACTCTTTGTTTTATCTGGATAAATTACCAAATTAAACTTCTTTTGTAAACCTTGTATAAAATCTACTAACTTAATACCACTCTCACCGAAAGGCATATTCGATTGAATATCCATTACACGGAAATCGGCAGCTTGTTTAACTTTATTTATCTTAATGTATGATTTAGTAGTTGCACCCGGGTCTATAACAACTCTTAATCCACCCGGAGGTGTAAATCCATTTGAATAACTTAACTTAAAGTAATATTCAGATGCTGGAAGTGGAGTAGTTACAAATGGTTGAAATGTAGTATCAGTTCGAACAACACCACCACCTGCACTAATTGTATTATATCCTACTTGTGTGTAAAAATCATTTATTACACTTAAAGGAGTAGTTGCATATGAGGTACCAGTAGTAACATCAACTGCTTCTAATTGTAGTTGAGGTACGTTACCATTAGAACTACTAATGTTTAAATTTAATTGTATTTCACCTTGTAATATAGTATCTTGTTCAACTCTATATCTACTACCATCACCAATAAAGTTTTGTGGGTCTTCTAATTTGTTATACCAGGGTAAATAAGTTTGAGTGCTTACTGACATAGTTACATCAGTTTGTCCACTACCACTTAATGCTCCCCATTTAGCAACACCATAGGTTTCTAAATCTACTCCACTATATTCTGGATATTTTAAAGAATTATTACATACCATATAGACATCATCCAACCATGGTTGATTCATAAATGATGAAGAGTATGTATAACCTGCAAATTCAAAGATTTTATCTAAAACTGCCTTAACTCTAATTGATGGTTTAAAATCCTGCACTGTTATTCCACCCGATGAATCATCTATACCGAAAAACTCATCGTTTGCAGTATAACTCCAACCAGTGCCATAATCAATAAAAGGATAAACAATATCACCACCAAAAAGGTTTCTATCCCAACTATCTACAATATTTTGATAAGATGAAGTGTGATTGTAAACTGATAATGTTGTTAAATCAGTTAAATAGTATTTGTTTAAATCTCTTGCAAAAGAAGATAACCCACCATATAAAGAAACTTCATATGATTGGATGTATTTATTTGATTTTACGTTAACTTTGTTAAGTTGTAGGTAACCTTGTGATAAATAAATCCCATCAAAATCA